ATGGGCGTTTTGCTGTCGATATTAATACACGCGGCCTTTAAAATCGCGTACACAGTGCTTTACATTTCTATTGTTGTTGGCGCTATTCACGCCTATGTCGCGTCTTATCGAACGTTCGTTAATAGCATTTCTCCAAACCATGCCCGAGATCGTTAACGGTGTATGGGGCTGGGTCATGCCTTCTAATGCTCACGCCTGCTTTCTGGTTATCTTCGCCGTTATCATCCTGCGCTTTGTTACTCGCCAATGGTTAAAACTCATCAACGCTAAATTTAAAGCAGGTATCAACAATTAACCCCAAACGCGCGGCCACGCGCATAACATCACTTTTGTAAGCGATTTCGGTAGCAAACGAATAAGAGCGGTATTGATGTGGGGCTGATGGTGGTGGTGATGCTACCTGAAGGAGTTCGCAACAACAAAAATCGGGGTTGATGCTGGTTTTGCCTGTTTGAGTGAAAATTGAACATCGGGGCCACAGGTTTTTTTGCGCGTTGTTGCGTCCTGAACGGTGCATCTCAACGCCTGCGACCGAGCAACGCATGAGCAAACAAAAGCAACTGCTTAGCGTGGCCGCGCGTCTACCATCTAACTAACTGAGACTATCAAAAATGCCAGGCTGGATAATTCAAGGCGTCAGAGGTGAAGGAAAAAGCCTTTGTGCCGTCGGAAAAATTAAAGAATATATGCTTCGTGGCCGTCCTGTTGCCACTAACTTAGATTTGTTCGTAGATAAATTTTTGCCAGAAGATAATGCGACAATCAGTTATCGCTTACCAGATCACCCACGCCTCGAAGATTTCGAACTGTTGCCGCCTGCTTACGACCCGAAATATAAAAAAGAAGATATGAACGGCCTGCTCGTTCTTGATGAGCTTGGCACCTGGTTAAACGCTCGTAACTGGAATGCTAAAGACTGCCTAAAAATGTTGAACTGGCTTTTCCTAAGCCGCAAAGATCATTGGGACGTAATCCTATTGGCTCAAGACTTCGAAATGATCGACGCCCAGGTACGCACAACACTTTGTGATTATCTGGTTCAATCATCCCGTTCTGATCGCCAAAAAGTGCCTTATCTATCAGGCATCCTTAAAAAATTCGGCTTTAGCGGCAAAATGCCCCTGGTGCATCGTTACGCCGTCTACTACGGCATGACCACGGCCGTTGAACCTGAAGAAATGTGGTCTTTTACTGGGACCGACTTTTATGATGGTTATGACACCAACCAAAAGTTTCGCGATGGTATGGAAGCCCTAAACGGCACACTGGTTGATATGCGCGCCACTTATTCAAACATTCCAGCCAACTATTTAACCAAGCGCGTTTTTGTTGACCGCTTAAACGAGAAAATCACCCAATTAAAACAACTAACTAATCCCGAGGTTAACGACATGGCAAAAGGTAAGGGCGGCTCCAAGCAAGCTGATTTCATGAAAATAGGTTTCCTCGTTATTGCCCTGATTGGTTTTCTTGGCTGGCGTTTCTTAAGTGGTGGCTTAAATATGCCTAAAACTGAAAGCGTGATTCCGCAACCTGCCGTTGCTGCGCCTGTTGTGGCCACACCCGTTAAAACGGTTCAATCGGCGTCTGAAAGCGCGCCTGTCGAAACTAAATCGGCTGTTTATGTCGCACAGCAAACCAATGAATTCATTGAATATCTGTTGAAAACCTATCGGCCACGACTCTCAACCACGGCGTACTCTCCCGAATTGGGCATCATGGGCACCATACAGTTTTATGATAATTTTGAAGTGGTCGAGTCATACACCGTTAAAGAGCTGCATTCGCTAGGTGTGACGTTGCTCCGTAAGCCTTACGGTGTTGATCTTGTTTTCGCTGGTAAAAGCTTCATCGTTTCTTCCTGGAAATTGCCTCACGAATCAGACAATCAAGAGCCGCAAGCCGTACAACCTACACCCGTTTCAGTGTCTCAAGCCGACACACAGCCTGCGGCGTCTAAAGGTAAGTTTTTTGATTAACAGTTGTTAACTTAACATATCGTGCATACAATAAAGCAATGGAAATTACTTTTGATGCCACTAAAGATGAAGCTAACCGCCTAAAACATGGCGTTTCTTTTTCTACCGCGGTAAAACTTGAATGGCATTTATTGTTAACAACTGTCGATAATCGTAACGATTATGGCGAATGTCGAATGGTGGGATACGCGCCTATTAATGACCGTGTTTATTGCGTTGTTTATGTTGATCGTGACCAACAGCGCCGAATAATTAGTTTACGTAAAGCTAACAAGCGAGAGGTAAAAAGCTATGCAAACAAAATTAATTCGTGAATTTTATTTGCCAACTGATGAAGAGGACGCCGCAATCAATGCAGGCATTGCGGCAGACCCTGACACTTACGAATTAACCGCTGAGGAATTCGCTCAACTGAAACCACTAGGTCGTCCTCCACTAGAAATCACTAAAGAGCGCATTACAATCAGACTATCAAGAGACGTGGTTGAATCCTTTAGATCAACCGGGGCAGGGTGGCAGACTCGCATAGATGCCGCGTTAAAAGACTGGCTAGAACACCATCCAACAACGCCCTAAGGTTTATTGTTACCAATCTTCTTTGGAACCGGTTTAGTCGCTTTAACGTGTTCCGGTATTTGATACCAACTACAAAGCGCCGTTTCAATTAGTATTGCTCGGCTTTCCGGTTGTCTTTCTAGCCATTCCAGCAAGTAAGGCGGTAAAGCCAAGCTTATTGTTTTCTTCTTGTCGTCTTTCTTTGGTCTGCCCATTACATGCACCTTTGCTCTTCGTTTAAGTTATTAATATAATATAACAAAACAAAATAAAGCCAAGTAAAATTATATAACTAAACGAAATAAAAATGTGCTTTTGCTTTAAAGTAGCGAAGCGGCCACGGGTAGCCAGTGAGCAAGCGCAGCGCGCCGAACGGTGTCACACGTGAGCCAGCAATTTTGCATTGTTCCAACTAGGTGCCGTTTGAAGATAAAGGTTTGCTGTACATGAATACGGACAGCTTGATGAAACCGGCAATATGCAAGACAGGCACTTCGTACACTATCAATAAAAAACCAACCTAGACTAATACTGACTAACGTAGACCTAGGAGAGCCGGAAGGCGTACTTTCAACACGGTTACTACCCCGGGCAGGGTTTTTAAACGATTGATTTCGTTCTGCAGGCTGTAAATCAGCTCATCCTTGTCACGCTGAACCGGGGATTTCCATGTTTTTACGGTCCCACAACAACAAAAGGCGCTCGACATAAATCGGAGCGCCTTCGTTATCCCACATCAAAATCTGTTCAACCGTAACGCCAATCACCTCAGCCGCTACGGTTTCATTAATGCCAACTCTATGCCAGCGTATTTGATAGAAATTCGACTTCTTTTTTCGACCAGGTTTTTTTTCTAAACCAGGGAGTGTTTTTATTTCCGCGGTTGATTCCGTCATGTTTTTGGCTCCATTTGACTAAAACCAGACCTAACGCAATAACCAGGCCGACAACAATAACATTGCGCATAATTTGACTGCCTTATGTAGAAAAGCCCTGACGGAAACTAAAAAAGCCCGTTAGGGCTTTTTTGCATAGGGTGCATTATGCGCGGTGCTTTTTTGCTTTTGCTGCTCTCTTCCAATTAAGAACGATTCGCAACAAAGGCAAGGACGGGGTTAGTAGTACTGTCCTTTTGTATCATTTTTGATAATTTTTCACTTTGCTAGCGTTTTCAGCTCTTCCATTGTCAGTTCTTCTAGGCCCTTTTTTAGGGCTAAATGAAGCACATCTGTTTCTTTGATTGGCCTTTGTGTGGCCACTACAATTTTCACCGTCAAATCTTGTATTTTTCTCCAGGCTTTTTCGTCTATATGTTTGCTTGGCATCGCTTGCGCCCTCTATTCAATTATTTTTCATTGTTTTTAGCTAGTTAAAGCCGGCTAAAGCTCATTATCTTTGTTTTTACTTTCTTAGTGAAATATAAATTGACATCTGAATACTTATAATCTGAGAATACGTAACTTTCTTATTTTCTAAGTATTCATTTATTTCCATGATTGATTGGTTTCGCGGTGAAATAGACTTCTTACATGACCCCATTCCGGCTGGTCGTGTGCTGTCCATTGATTCTGACGGCTCTATCGATTGGGATTGTGTTAAATCCATCGTGTGCCGTAGCTCTCACGAAACCAGCCTTAAAATCAAATCTTCCGGCGGCAATGGCGAGGGTAGGGCGACTTCATTAATGATCGACGGCAACCTGGCTAAGTTCCTGCAAGGCCATAACGTCTTTGGTTCCCGTGACTTAAATCAATTGCTGCTGTTGGCGTTCCGCAAGATTGCTGAATTGCATCCCGATCACCTTAGCGACCCTTTCAGCATCGCTTCGGCCGAAGCCAAAATCAAGAAAGGTGATTACAAAGTCAAGATGATCGACATTAACGCGCTTTATGACGTTGGCAACGATGCCAGCGTTGAAGCTTGGCTGCATGCGTCTGAAATGCGCGCTAAAAGCCGGCATGGTCGCAGCACCCGCGACAAGGGCACCGTTTACCTGGGTAAGTCTTCCAAGCGCTGGGCCTTCAAGTTTTATAACAAACGTCGTGAGATGTGTTCCAAGGGTAAGACGCACCAGTTGCCGGATTACCTGCAAAGCCAAGGCCTAGAGGGCTTCATTCAAGGCAAACTCCGCGCTGAACTGCGCATATTCTCGAAAGAGCTGGAAAAGCACGGTATCACCCACGGATACCATTTAACCCCGGCCAACATCACCGACCTGTTCACGACTTATCTGGAGAAAATCGACATGACCACACAAGCCACCCTTATTGATGAACAACTGTTAAAAATGTCCAACAAATTACGTGGCACTTACACGCTATGGCGCCAAGGTGCTGATTTAAGGCAGTTAATGAATATACAAACATTTTACAAGCATCGCCGCGAGCTTCTTGAATACGGCATTGACATCAACGCCATGCACTTAGTACCGGAACATAACAACGTTGTGCCTTTAATGCGCATTATTGAAGCAGTACCGGTGGCTATTCCCGCATGGGCTTATGAACGCGGCTTGATTGCCGCTTAAGGGGGATTTATGGCTTACCAACAAGTCGATTGGGCCAACGAAAACCGCCACTGCTTATTTTGTGGCGGCATTATCAAAACCGCCAGCACGGGCCGTCCTGCGCTGTATTGCAGTTACGCCCACAAAATGAAAGCGTTTCGCCAGCGTCAAAAAGCGTTACGAAACTCAACTGTTAAGCAATAAACCGTTACGAAACTAAACGCCCATTAGGGCAGGGGAACCACCTATGAACACTATCAGCATTGAATTAACTCCGGAACAACATAAAGCCATCATTCATTTGGTGCATGGCACTATTTTAGACCTTCAGAACATGCCATCAGACGAGATCGACCCGCGTTGTTTACCTGTTTTAAAGGCCATACACAGCAAGTATTTTGCAATCTTTGCCCATACCAGCTTGTTAGAAGATTTAGTCTCTAACACGCATTAATTTCTTTTAATCACAACTCTTAGAGGTAGTAAAACCATGTCATTAGTCAAAGTCTCTGTCGAACGTTCACAAGTTGATTCTGTGCGTACTCGCACCATCGCCAACACGGGCGAATTGGAGTTCCAACAAAAAATCTGGGTGTACAAGTCCGGCTCTAAATTCCCCACTGAATATCAGATACGCTTGCCACAGGGCGTTAAGTTCTATCAAGAAGGTGATTATGTGTTTGATTTACAGGCTAATATCAAGGCTGACAAGTATTCTGGCTTGTCATTTGACCCGTTCGCGCCTACCACGCTAAAACCGGTTACAGTGCAGTTTTTAGAAGCGTTTGACAAGTTTACCGACCAGCTCTATCAACAGCTCAACAAGTCTGCTGCTTAGTGGTTAAGGGGTGTTTATGAGTGAAAATAACGTCAAAGACCTTAAGAAAAAAATCTTCAATGTGTCCGATGATTTACACATGCTTTACAGTTCTTATGAATCACTGCAGGTGATTACCGCCGATTCCTCTGCTGAGGCTGTTCATGTGTGCGCCGTGCTGGATGGCTTAAATTATCGCTTTGAGGCGCTTATAAAGCAGCTGGACACGCTTTATAAGCAATCTGACACTGATTTTATACCCGTTGTTGTTTTTACCGATAATGGCGTCAAGGTGGCTGAGAGCCGCTAGGCTCCAGCCGCCCGACGACAGCCATTAAAGCCCCTTAACCGGGGCTTTTTTTTGCCTGACGATAAGTCTGGCCAATGGCTTTTTAATGTAGCGCAGCGGCTCAGGGGTAGCTAGTGAGCAAACGCAGTGCGCCGAACGGTGTTATCAAATACCAGGTCATTCCCATTGTTCCCATTAGGTGCCTTTATCAAATATCGGACACCCACATGAATACGGACTGCTTGATGAAACCGGCCAATATCCAGCTCAAGCCATTCGACCACTATTAATCGACCCAGGCGCACCCAGTACGGATAAATCGAGACACCGGATAGCCGGAAGGCGGTTTTAACCAGTGGACTCTTGTCTCATGGTGAGACATTTATGATCGATATGCTTGTTTTCAGATGTGATTTTATGAAGGTTCAAAACGCTAATAATGAACTTCAAATCGAAAAGATTTGGCCTGATTTCCGATTGGCTGATTTATCAATTCCGCTTGAACAATCCATAGACAACGAGGGCAATATTTCTAACATTAGCCACCCTTGGGAGTCTATCCCAAGTTCTTACGAATCTATGGCGTTCAAAGTGTTTGATCATCGTTACGACCCTCTTGATTGTTTTTTTATCGAAATCAAAGCCAGTCCTGCAAAGCTAATGCAAGGGCACAATGTTTACGGCTCAGATGATATCTATGATTGTTCCATGCATTTGCTTGAATTGCTGTGTATGTCTAACCCGTCTGTGTCCGAACGATTGGACCATGATACTTGGCGCTTGCATCAAATAGACATTACCTATTCAACACGGGCAAAAGATACCAATGAAGCGCGCTTGTTCATTAATGCGCTTCAAAACGTGTCTTATGGTCAAACCAAGTCGCGTACGGGTTTTGATGGCACAGCTTACTTCGGCAAGAAAAATTCTCGCTTGAAGAAAATCAAAGTTTATTCCAAGGCACAAGAGGTGCTCGAAACCATTAAACGCAATGACCGGCGCGTTGATGGTGAAATTTACAACGAAATTTACACGCCAGAACTTATTCAATTTTCCGAAGGTCTGGTCAGGTGGGAAGTTAGCCTTTATGCGCGGTATTTCGAACGCTTGGGCGTTAGCACATCGTTGAAAGACATTTTTACTAAAAATTTATTTACTCCCGAAAAACTCCAAACCTACTGGAAAAACTCGACTGAAGACCTATTCAAGGCATTAAAGGGGCAATCAATGAAAACATTAAATAATCTGGATATTAAGCAAAAACTCCGCGATAAGTATTCGAAAACATCAGCCAAAACCGGCAAAACTTCAACTGTTTTGGCCGATTCCGCGTTCCGTACTTTTTCCGATATTCGCCGTGATGGTTGGGTATTAGCTTGCGAATCTATGAGCCGCTCTAATTTTTTTAGACATTTAAAAATGCTTCAAGAATGCGGTGTTTCTCGCGCTGCCCTGCAAAACATGACCGGCTTAAATGACGGCGCACAAATTATCCCCTTCGTCCGGTTCATCGAAGTGAATTTCTGTTCTCAATATCCAGAGAACTACGTAAAACCAGAATCAAAACACATCTTTCAACCACTGCGTTTAGTCGCTTAATCCGAGAATCATCATGCATATAGAAATTGAAACTTTAGACCTACTCGAAAACACGATCAATGCCAAAAACGGCAAAACGTATTATTCCCTTGAACAACCTGCGTTGCTCTTTAAAAGCGATTCGAAATTTCCTTTCCTTTTTCGTCTTAGGCACGTTTTTACAGAAGACCGTAACGAATTAAAAACCGTTTCTTCTCTCTCTATTGGTAAGTACGGGATTAAAGAATCTGCTTTTAAAGTCAATCGCTTTGGTGATCTTGAATTAACTGTTACATCCAAAGAACTCAACCCCGTTTCTGCAAATATTTCTTCAATGCAAAAAACGGGCTAACCCTTTTCCTTCTGGAAACCCGGATTATTCAGCACTGGCCGGGCAGTGCAAAAAGTGAGAATTTAAAATGAAAAATTTCTTAAAAAATGGCGGTTTAGTATTGGTCGGTTCTGTTGCTGGTTTGAGCGTTGCTTCTGCCGCTGTTCCTGCTGCCGTAACTACTGCTATCTCTGATTCAACAGCAGATGTTGGAATAATCGGTGGCGCCGTGTTGGTTGTAATGATTGCTGTTGCAACATTTATTTGGCTTCGCAAACCAATGCATTAATCCTTTAAGGGGCGTTTTTTCGCCCCTTTTTTTATTGGTATTTTATGAACCTTTATAACGGCTATTGCTATGCCACCATTAATGAAGTTGCGGAGGCTATTTCTTCTGAGCCATTCAAAACGGGTGCCAATGAATTTTTATGGGTCACTCCATCTTCAAGCACCGGCAATACTGTCAATTTGCAGCTTTATAAAAAAACCGATGTGGCCGGTCTTTCAAACTCCCTTGGCACTTTTTCACGAATCATTCCAACTTGTAATGAGGTTGGTCCTTATCCTCCTGTTGGTTTTATGTCCGGTTTAACCCTTGCTGACTCTGTTGAACTATCTTGGTTGGTGATAGGCGTTTGGGTTGTTGCTTTTGCATTTAGGTCTATGAGGAGGCCAATTCGATGA